CCGGCGCCGCTGCCACCCTGGAAGCTGCCCGACTCCGCCAACGGCTACGCGCAGAACACCGCCGCTACCTCCAGGCTCGCCGCCGCGTCCGCCAGCTACAACGCGTGCTCCGCCAGGGCGTCTCGACCGGCGGCGACAGCCTCGCCCGCGCGTTCCTCTGCATCCACCATTACGAGGGCTCCTGGACTGACCCGGGCGCCCCTTTCTGGGGTGGAGTCCAGATGGACTACGCGTTCCAGCGAGCCTACGGCCGCGAGTTCCTCGCCGCCTGGGGGACAGCCGACCACTGGCCGCCGTTCATCCAGCTCGCCGTCGCGATGCGCGCCTACCTGTCAGGCCGCGGCTTCACGCCGTGGCCGAACACGTCGAGAGCGTGCGGGCTGCGATGAAAGCGTGCGAGATGTGCGGCGCCGAACTTGTGCGCCACCCCAAGCACAGCCGCGCGCAGTGGCTAGCGAAGCGATTCTGCGATCGCATGTGCGCGAACACGGCGCGACGCGTCGCTCGTTGTTGCGCGTGCGGTTGCGGCGAGCAGCCGCTGCCGAAGAGGAAGTACGTCAGGGGGCATCGGCCGACAGTTCCCGGGGCGCACGGCTACTTCCGCGTCTGGCGGCCTGGGCATCCGCTCGCGAGCAAGGATGGCACAGTCCTTGCGCATCGGCTTGTAGTCGCCGACGCCGGCGTTGTGATTCCGGCAGGTCACCATGTGCACCACCGCAACGGCGTAAAAACCGACAATCGACTCGCGAACCTCGAGGTGTTGTCCGCCTCTGAGCACCATCGTCGCCACGTCCGAGCGGCAGGGGCGGTCGAAAATCAGTACGGCGTCTGGCCGCTTCGGGAACACAGGTCGTGACCGGCTGGATGAACACCCACGGCCGCGGCCGGGAGTGGTCGTGCCGGTAAGCACCGCGGTACACGCGAAGCGGTGCGCGCGCTGTGGCCGGCAGCTTCCCGTCACACGGCCGAGGCTCTACAGCCGCTTCACGCGCTCCTACTACTGCGCCGACATCGCCGGCTGCGGCCGGCGTGCGAGGCGGCGATGAGCGGGTTCGACGGTGCCTCGCCGCAACGCTTCTGGTCGGTCACCAGCCTGATCAAGCTCGGCCTCGGCACCTCCGACGCGCTCGTCAACTGGGCCGTCGGCGCCACAGCCGAAGCCGCGATCGACGACGAACGAACCTGGAAATCACGTCTCGAAAACGAAGGCCGAGACAGCGCGCTCGACTACCTGCGCCGCCGACGCTTCGAACAGACCGGCAAAGCGCAAGTACGCGGCACAGAGCTCCACAGCGCAGCCGAACAGCTCGCGCTCGGCCAGCCCGTCACCGTCGACACCGCGGTTCTGCCCTACGTCGAGCAGTTCAAAGCATGGCTCGACACCCACACGCCAGCTTTTCTGATGGCGGAAGCGCCCGTCTACAACCCGGCCTGGCGGTACGCGGGCACCCTCGACGGTGTCCTCCTGCTCGAAGGCAAACGGCTCCTCTACGACATCAAGACGACCCCGCACGGCCCCGACGCCGTCAACGCGCGCGGCAACCCGAAAATGCGGCCCCCCTACCCGGAGGTCGCCTTACAGCTCTGCGCCTACTCGCGCTGCACCGAGGTCGGCGTCATGTCCGAGCAACGCTATGCGGGCGGCAAACGCTACTACCTGTACGACCCTGAAGCCAAGCACGAGCCGATGCCCGGCGTCGACGGCGCGCTCTGCATCGTCGTCTCACCCGACGACTGCTTCGCGGTGCCGGTACGGATCGACGACAGCGTCTGGGCGACCTGGATGTCGGTGATCAAATGCGCCGGCTGGACGCTACGCGGCCAGTCCGACCTGTTCGGGCCGCCGCTCCCAGCACCCGCCGAAGCGCGCCAACTGGAGGTGACCTAGATGCCGGTACCGATCATCGACCTGCAACGACGGCTCTCACTTGGCGGCGCGATCCGCGCCGGCGGCGAGAAGGGCGAACGCCAACCCGGCCGCAAGCTCGACAAATACCGGCTGACCTCGCCGCGGAAACAGCTGATCGAGCAGGCAGCCGAACTGTACGGCGGCAAGGTCGAGAAGTGGCGCTCCCCGGTCGGCGACGAGTTCCAGGTCTACACCGAAGTTGAGGAGCTGCCGGTGCTCGTGATGCCCGGCTACAGCCTGCGCCAGTCATACGAACTGTGGGAAGGCGTCACCAAACGGCTGCGGCTCTGCGATGGCATCGACGAAGAATTGTCCGGCGGCCCCTGCGTCTGCGCGGCAACCGGCGAAGACCAGTGCGACCTCTACACGCGCCTGGTTGTCGCGTTGCCGGAGCTCGACACCGCGCTCGGCTGGCGGCTGATCACACGCGGCGCCAACGCAGCCCATGAACTGCCGACAATGATGGCGCTGATCGAGTCGCGCGCGGCCGGCCAGACGTTCGCGCCGGCGCGGCTCCGGATCGACGAGCGCCGCGGCGTACGGAACGGGCAGGTCGTCCGCTTCGTGGTGCCTGTCCTCGACCTGATGATCGGCTACGCGGCACTCGCCCAGGGAGACTCGCAGCGCGCCATCAACGGCCGCTCATACCAGCCGGTAACCGCCAGATCGGGCAGCGTCGACGACGCCCTTGCTGCCGTCCAAGGGCCACGCAGTGGACTCAGCGGCAACCTGCCCGAGCTACCCGACGCCGATGCGGGCGGCCAGCCCGAACCGGCACCGGAAGCCCCGAACGAAGACACACCCAACGTTGAGGAGCGGCAGACGAAGGCGCTGACCTCAGCTCAGGCCAAGAAGCTGAACGTGCTTGTCGGCCAGCTCCGCGACGCCGCGCACATCACCACCCGCCAGCTCTGGCAGGCGCTCGCGAAAGAACGACAGATGAGCGTTGAGCCGATGATCGAGCTGCTGAACGGCCGCGACGACGACGGCGAGCTGCACTGGTCGCCGCTCCGCGATTCGCTGTTACGCCCGGAAGCGATCGCGCTGATTGACCGGCTGGAAGCCCTCAGCCGACAGGTCACGACGACTTAAAGGACGAACCAGTGAACAACAACGATCTCCTCGAGCGTGCCCGCCGCCAGGCCGCCCAACCGTTCAGCCAATGGGGTTGGCGCGTCGCTCTTGATCCCGGCGACTCGTTCGTCGGCCGTTGGCGCGGCCAGACCACCGACACAGACAACGACGACAGGCCGATTTACCTGCTCTGGGGCGAGAACAATGAAGCCTGCTTCATCCGCCACTACGCGGCGCTCGGCCGCGCCATCGAGGCCGAACAGCCGGAAGTCGGTGACCGTGTCGCGATCCATCGCGGTGATGACTACCAGTCACAGAACGGCACCGGTTACGCCTTCGGAATTGCATCCGAGCCGTGTACGGAACCGATCCCTGATCACGACGGCTCAGGAACAGCCGGTACGGCTGACCTAACCCTGCCCGACGAAGACATCCCCTTCTAGGAAGATGGCGTGACCGAGCCTGAGCTTCAACAACAGCTCGTCACAGCGCTCGAGCCCTACTTCGAGGTAACCGAGCAGGTCTGGCTGCGGAATCCGATTTACGGGTTCGATCTCCGCATCGATCTTGTTGCTGCGCCGCGACCGCCGCTCGACGAACGGCTGCCATTCGCATTCCTGGGCATTGAGGTCAAGGTCGATAATCACGAGTTCGCTGCCCGTACCCAAGCGTTCAAGCAGTGCCTCGACTACAAGCAGTGCGTCCTCAATGACCAACGGCTACCGAAGCTCCGCGGACTCTGGCTTCCATGCGTGGCGCTCTACCGTGGCCGTGAGCGACGCACGCGACGCGACGAGGACCCGGCCGAGTCGCTGCTCGTGCGGCTCGTCGGCAAGTTCAACGTCGGTGAGCTCGAGCACGGCCACTACGACGGGCTGATGCTTCTCGTCTGCAACGAGCGCATCTGGTGTGTTCGCGAAGGCATCTCCGACGGCAAAATGACGTGGCCGACCGCGCGGCTCGTCGCGAACTCGACTCGGCGCGTATGAGCTTCGACGCGATCCCGGCTGAGCTCCGCGAACGCCCGCAATGGGTGACCTGGAAGCTCGAGAAGCGCGACGGCAGATCGACCAAGGTCCCTTACCGCGCCGACGGCGCCGGCCGCGCCAGCAGCACTGACCCGTCGACCTGGGCAACCTTCGAGAACGCACTCGACGCCACCGAGTCGCTCAACATGGACGGCGTCGGCTACGTCTTCGCAGCCGACGACCCCTACTGCGGGATCGACCTCGACGCCGCGTTACCGCCGACCGATCACGCCGCGATCATGCTCGCGCTCAACAGCTACACCGAAACAAGCGTCAGCGGCGCCGGCGCGCACGTGATCATTCAGGCGGCCCTCACCGGTGGCCGGCACCCGGCCGGGCTCGGCGTCTTCGACCGCGGCCGCTACTTCGTGATGACCGGCGCCCACGTCTACGGCACACCGAACACGATCGAAGAGCGCCAGGCGCAGCTCGACACGGTGCTCGCCCGCTACCTGCCCACAGCGGTACCACGGCCGCTCCAACCTGCTGAGCTCGACGACCGTGACCTGCTCGAGCGTGCCTTCGCGGCACGCAACGGCGCCGACTTCCATCGGCTCTACCAGGGCGACACGAGCGGCTATCCGTCACGTTCCGAGGCCGACTTCGCGTTCTGCTGCACCGCCGCCTTCTGGACAGGCCGCGATCCCGCCCGCATCGACGCCTGGCTCCGCAGCTCCGGCCTTATGCGCGACAAGTGGGAACGCGCCGACTACCGCGAACGCACGATCAACGCCGCGATCGCCGGCTCGACCGATGTCTATACGTCTCGCCTTAGCGCTGTTCCGAGGCTGAGTTCTGCGAGCCGCAACGGCGACACAGCCGGCCGGCCGGCCGGGCTCGAGCTCCGGATCGTCCCGCTCTCCGAGTTCGCCAACGTCGACGAACCCGGCGCCGCCGCTGTCCTCGGCACCCCCGACAGCGCCGTCATCCCCCAGGGCGGCGACGCGATGGTCTACGGAGACGGCGGCGTCGGCAAGACCACCCTCTGCGTCGACCTCGCCTGCCACCTCGCCGCCGGCCAGCCCTGGCTCGGCCTCGAGGTACCCAACCCCGTCCGCGTCCTCCTCGTCGAAAACGAAGGCCCAAGGCCGCTCTTCCGACGCAAACTGCAACGCAAGCTCACCGCCTGGAACGGTAACCCCATCGGCGATCGCGTCAGCGTGCTCGAGGAACCCTGGGGCCAACTCAACTTCGCCGACCCTGCCTGGCGTGCCGCGCTTGCCACCGCGATTGCCGACCGTCAAACCGACGTCCTGATCGCCGGCCCGGTCACAAGCGCCGGCATGGAAGGCGCCGGCACGATCGCTGAAGCCCGCGCCTTCCTCGCGCTCATCGACAACGTCCGCCGTCTCTCGAACCGCCCGGTCGCAGTCATCCTCGTCCACCACGAGAACAAGGGCGGCAAGGTCTCCGGCGCCTGGGAAGGCACCGGCGACACACTCCTCCACGTCCAACAGCAGAGCCACGGCAAGATCCGCGTCTATTTCCAGAAGGCCCGCTGGGCATCAGACCAGCACGCGACGACACTTCACCTCAGCTGGGCTGACGGCGACTCATTCGATGTCGTCGAGGACGACGGCGCGACCAGACCCGAGAAAGCTTGGGCCGGGATCGCCGAATACGTGCTCGGCCACGGCGGCACCTCCTGGGGGCCGGTCACGAAAACTGTTGTCGGTGAGGGCGTCTACCTCGCGAGACGGCGCGACTCGATGCTCGAAGAGGGGCTCCTGATCAACGCCGGCACCACTACCGCGTTCAAGCTCTGGCACCGCGACGACCCAGCCCGTCCGAAGCTTTTCGAGAGCTTTTCGGACCGCGAAAACAGCTTTTCGGACCGCGAAAACGGACCGAAAAATGGCTGATTTTCACAGGGTGCGTTTGGCCTTCGCCAGCGGTGTTTCGGCGTTTCGCGCCTTTAGGCGAAACGCCGCTGGCGAAACGCACCCTGGCCGAAACCGAAACCTTTTCGGACGGTCCGAAAAGTGAGTGCCTTCCTCGTCGAGTTCCGGGTCGCCGGCCTCCCCCAACCGCAAGGCTCCAAAACGATCGGCCGCACCCGCACCGGCAACACCTACCTCCGCGAAGACAACCCCCACCTCCGCTCCTGGCGCGCCGACGTCGCAGTCGCCGCGCTCGACGCGATGACCGTCGGCGACGACATCCGCCGCCAAGCCCCCCACCCGGGCCCCGTCCGGCTCGAGGCAACGTTCGTATTCCCGCGGCCGCGCCACCACTACCGCACCGGCCGCAACGCCGGCCAGCTCAGACCCTCCGCCCCGATCCATTGCGACAAGCGGCCCGACCTCGACAAGCTCGTGCGCGCGCTCGGGGACGCGCTCACCGGGATCGTCCTCGTCGATGACGCCCAGGTCGCCGAGCTCGCCGCCAGCAAGTGCTACGGCGCGCCGGGCTGCCATGTGAAGCTCGAGAGGCTCGCATGAGCGACGAATCGCACGGGCTCGGAAACGATCGCGACGAATGTATTGCCGCTGAGAGAAGTGACCGCGCGCTGATTCAGCGAACGACGGAGGTTGTCCCGAACTCAAGGCTCAAGTGGCTGCTTCGGGAGGCTTGCGACTCTGAGCGAATGGGTCAGGTCGAAATGAATCTGGACGAACTGCGAGCGGTGCTCGCCGAATTGGAGGTTCGCCGTGGAATCGCCTGACCAATCTGCCGCAAAGAGAAGCAATATGACCCATCAGGATCTGCTCGACGCCTACGTTCGCGCGGAGCTTTCCGTCATCGGTGAGTTCAGCGGCAACTTTGTACAAGACTGGCGCGTCCTCATTGAGATGGTGGAGGCGTATGCCTCTGAAAACGGCCTCGATACTCGCTCGTTGGACTTCACGCGGGAGCTAATTGAGGAGAGCGAGGTGCGCGATGACGACTGATGACCACGTTGCCGCTTCGATTCTCTACGACGCGCAGGAGTACCTGATCGCGGGCTTGGACAATCAGGCTGAGTGGTGGGAGCACCTTGGCGACGCCCATCGGGACTACGCGAAGCTTGCGAAGGTAGCTGTTGCACAAGCTGCCGAGATCGCAGACTTGAAGCAGCGTCTCGGCTACCCGGAGTTCGCGCGATGACAGACGAACGGACTGCCGCTTTTAGACGCGCGTGGACTGAGGGTGACTGGATCGAATGTCCACGTTGCGAATGTCAAAACTATGACCTCGGCTCGTGCGGCCTCTGCGGCAACCTCGGCGTCCTCGACGCGAACGGGGATCGCTTCCACTGTGACTGTCGGGCCGATGATTGGGTCGAAGGTGACAACGGCGCGATCCGGTGTGAGCGATGCGGTGGCTATGCAGGCGAACCCGGAACGTCGATCCGCATAGTGGGGACACGCGATGCCTGACCGCGAAGTCACTCCACAAACTGCCGCTGAGAGAAGCGACGAGACGAGCGACTGGTACGTCCTCGGAGCGCACACCCGACGCGCCATCGGCTACCTCGGGGCTTCGCTTGCGGAGCACGGCCACCTTCCCGCCGACTTCGAGCAGCCGCTTCTACTCGACCTCTGGGGTGAGGCGCTGACGGCGACGATGGAGACGGGCGAGCGTTCACCCATTCACGCGATGGAGGCGAAGCCGTGAACGAATCTGCCGCTGAGAGAAGCGAGGCGAAGGAGGCTGCGAGGCTCGCAGAGTTTCAACGCGACTACGCCGACCAATTGGAAGCGAAGGACGCCGAACTTGACCGCGCCTGCGCTCTCCTGCTCGACATCGAGGGGTGCATCCTCGGTTACTGGACGGATTTCCCGGAGACTGAGTGTGAACGGCTGCGGGTGGCGCTCCGCGAGTTTCTGGGCGACTGGGAGCCGCGATGAAATCTGATGCCGCTGATAGACGAGAGTGCCACGACTGCGGCTCGCCGGACGAGCAGAACTGCATGTGCGACGAAGAGGACTTCATGGACTGGCTCGATTGCAGTTGGTGCGGCGGCGAGGGACAGTTCTGGGGCAGCGAGCTACCGGGCTACGACCCCGGTTGGCACCTGCCGGACAACCTGTATCCCTGTCCGGCGTGTAAGGGCACAGGCAACCGGCGCGACCAGGTGTTGTTCTGATGGCTGACGACCACGCTGCCGCTGATAGACGCCACGGTGAGACCTGCGGCGATCCTCGCTGCCAACATCCGCGTGGCTGGCATTTTCAGGGCAACGGGTCATGCCTTGAATGCGGCTGCACCATGTATCGCCTATCGCAGTTTTGGATGCCGGTACAGAAACGGGAGCAACGATGAGCCACATACCTGACCGGTTCAGCCTGCTCGGAATCATTCGAGGGCTGATGGTCGCGGAAAACCTCGGCGACGTCGCGGACGAAATCAACCACCTGCACGACCTCGCCGGGCTGCCCCGACCAGAGGGCGACTTCCTCGACGGCTGGACGGAGCGGGACTGGGAGAACGTAGGACGCGATGACGACGCCGACTGACGACCACGCTGCCGCTGAGATTCAGGAGTTGCGGAAGGCGCTCGCTGATGCCTGTGACGTGGCGATCTGGATGAGCGGATCGCCGTCGTTCTCACCGGAGGGCGAAGCCCACGAAGGCTGGGTCAAGATGCGACCGAAACTGTACGCCGCGATGGAGGCGCTCGATGGCGACTGACGACCACGCTGCCGCTGCGAATCGGGAGTGGAGCGACAATCTCTCTGACGATCCGCGTGAACGGCTAGAGCAGCTACTGCGCCGATGGCTGGATGATGACGACGCCACAACGGTCGTACAGATCGTGTTGGCTCAGGGCTGGCATCCGCCGGGCCTGGGCTTGACGGTTTCTAATGAGGACTTCCGGGCGCGAAACGATGGCCGTGCCTAACCGCAACGAACGTGCCGCCTTGGATCAGGAGCGGTGGGCGATGAACGACCGACAACGTGCCGCCCTCGTTACCCTGAAGGCCGAGTACCCAGAGCCGATGGTTATCGGCTGGGCGGCGCAGTCCGGCGGCGAGGTGCGTGGGCACGTAATGCGCGACGTGGAGCACGACGCCGAGCTAGCTGAGCTTGCCGCTGACGGGCAGCAGTGGGAGTGGCACGCGCTCGGCGTGTTCACGATCTGCACAACCGGAGTCGTCAGGTGGATCGGAACGAAGCCGTGAGTGCCGCTGATAGGCGCGACGATGCGGTCTGCATCTGCGGGCATTACGAGTCCCAACACTCCGAGAAAATCGGCTACGCAAACGGCTGCCGCCGCTGCTGGGACTGCCAAGCGTTCATCGCCCGCGACTGCATCTGCGGAGACATCAACGCCCGCCACTGTCCGGTTCATGGCTGAGATTCCGCACACGGGCTTTGGCGGCTGCGGCTGCAAAGACTGCTGGCCCGACGACCCCATCGGATCCTCGGATGCCACCCGGAGTCGCAGCGGTAACAGCAACCCTGTTATGAGCGGGATTGAGGATCAGCCGGAGGCGGATCCAGATGTATGCCATAACCCGGCTGTTGTTCAGATTCGGCACTACGAAACGCTAGAAGCCCTCTCGAACGAGAACGTGCGGCTACGCGAAGAACTGATCCGCTGCGGACTGCTCGCCGTCTCCGAACGCCAGGACGGCTGCATCTCACGGACGACGGCGGCTCGTATCCGCGAGATCGCGCACCGCGCCTGCTGGCCCGACGAGGCCGACCGTGGCTGAACGCGGGTGGTTCTTCCTCTGGCAACCCCGCCACCGCGGCCTCAACCTGCACCGCTCACCCGACTGCCACCGCCTCTCACTCCAACTCGGCCCGCTCGGATTCAGGTGGAACTGGTGAACCTCGCCCACAAAGTCCACGCCATCCGCACCCTCCTCGAAACCCTCAACGACCCCTACCCAACCCCGCACGGAACCCTCAAACCCGACTCCGGGCCAAGCCCCTCACGCTACGTCCCCTGCCAAACATGCCGCTCCACCGGCCGCGTACGAGCCCGCGGCGGCCACGTCGTCTGCGCCGTTTGTCTCGGCGCCGGCGAGCGGCGGCGCTCGAGCGGCGAGCCCGCCTGGGACGCCTACCTCGGCATGACCCTCACCGACGCGGCCGAGCTGCCACGCGAGCCGGAGCCCCCGCGTCTACCGCTCAAGCGGGAAGCCGGCTACGCCTGGGAGGAAGCGCAAGCCGCCCATGACCGGAACGGCTCCTACACCGAACTCCGCCGCCACCTCGAATGGCTCCGCCAAACCCAACCCCGCCGCCACCACCTCGTCATGGTCTGCCTCGTCGAACACCAACAGCGGGAGCTCGGCCCCCGCTCCACACTCGACCTCGAGCTCGGCGTCCTCGCCCTCGCGCTCCGCATGCGCCGCCCACGCGTCCCCCGCTGGCTCGCCGAACCCGCCCCCCAACCGAAACCGACCGTCGCCGCTCTCGCGACCGCCGGCCTGTCTCCCGGACAGATCGCGCGCGTACTCGGCCTCACAAAACGCGCTGTACGCCGTCAGCTCAAACGGATAGACTCGCGAGAGGCACGGAGCCCCCGCGAGGGAGCCTACGGTCGTTGACGCAGGGCCGATTTGAGGGGCGAAGCTTGCCCTAGGCTCCGCCCCGAGACCTCCGACGCCTAGCCTGCCGCCCAGACCAAACCGGGGAGAATCCAACCATCGAACCCCAGGCCGACCATCCCGCGCCAGCACTTGAAGAAGTCGAGCTCAAGCGCGGAACAATGGCATGGCTCGACACGCAGCCCACCGTCCAAGTCCTCGGGATCGAGCTCCCCGCCTGCCACCGCGTCCCGCCCGACGCCGAGCTCTACCAGGGCGACGACGACGGCAAATGCAGGCTCATTCTCGCCGGCCGAGGACGGTGTAGAGCCGCCAGGACACGGCGATGGGGCTTGTGTGCCGGTCACGCAGGTGCCGGCGATCCAGCCGCCGCATCGGTGCTCGGCCACGCCGGCAAAGCGAGAATTCGGCAGCGGCGGCAACTACTCGGCATCGGCGCAACAAGGGTCGCGAATCCGAGGCAAATTGCTCGGATTCAGGCGCTGGATCGCGCGCACGAGCTCGCGCAGGCGCTTGTAACAGCGCCCCTCGACGACCCCGAGTTGACCACGCTAGAGAGGCAGCGAGCGGTGCTCGCGGCGCTCGACGCGACGTTCCCGTTACAGACGATGACGGTGGAGCTGGAGCTCCCGGCGAGCGTTGACGACGTGCCCGCGATGGGGTGGGAAGCCATGCAATCAGTCGCCGCTCGGCTGCTCGACGACGGCGAGCCGGCTGGCCCCTCGCTGGCCCCGGCGCTCAAGCGCTAGCGAAAACGCACGCTTTCAGTGAGGCCACCAGCTGCGGCGAATGGTGGACTCCCGGCGCTCGAGGCCGTCGCCGAACCCGGCTCGACCTGGGGGGTGGCCGGCCCTCCCCCCCGAGCGCGCACGCGCGAGCGGGTCCCACCCGGCGGGGTACTTCCGGCCGAGGCTGACGAATTCCGGTTACTCTTGGCGGCGATTGCGACTTCGGTCGTGATTGACCGTCGCACGGGCCCTTCGGGGCCCGTCGGCGTTTTCAAGGAGGTAAACGTGGCGCTCACCAAGTCGGAAATCGCGCTGTTCCTGATCGCGATCGCCTTGTGGCTGATGTTGCTGTTCGGCACTGATTGGATTCACTGAGCGATGTCACCTGCGCGCAGTAGGCAGCAGCAGCGGTGGGCGTTCGCGGCGAAGGGTGAGGCGTGGTCGAAGCGTCATCACTTCGACGAGCTGGCCCCGAAGAAGAAGGTCTCCTCGAAGAAAAGGAAGAAGCGATGAGCGAGCCCGAGCAGGAGGCGGCGGTTGATCCGCAGGCGACGGTGGTGGGTCCGCCTGCGGGGTTGCCGGCGACGGTCGATCATCACATCTACCAGATGAAGGAGGATCTGGTGACGCGGGTGGGTTGGGTGGGCGGGAGCGACAGTCTCCAGGATGTCGCGATCGTGGCTGCTGCTCTCTACATCGCGCGTCAGGCTGCGTCGACGGACACGAAGTACCATCTCGCGGTTTTCAATCCGACGAACAAGATGGTCGGTTGGTTCGGCCGTCTGGGCCAGTAGTTGCCTGCGTCTGCGGTTGCGGGTGTCGATCCGGAGGTTCTCAAGGCGTTCAAGGTCGAGTATGCGCGCCGGTTGAACGAGCGTGCGGCGGCGCTCAAGCATCCGGCGGGGCTGCTCGACCATGTCTCGTGTGTGGACTCGAAGACGGGTGAGCGGTTCAGTTTCACGTTGAACGACGAGGGTGCGGGCTGGTTTTGGCAGCGCGCGACGCTCGACCGTTGGATCGAGCATCCGTTGTCGGTGGTGTTGAAGGCGCGCCAGATCGGGATCACGTGGCTTGCGGCCGGCTATGCGCTCTGGAAGCTGTTGACGTTGCCGGGCACCAGGGCGTTGGTGGTGTCGATCAACGAGGACGAGGCTGTCAAGGTCGTGAACCGGATCTTCGACATGTTCGGGTCGTTGCCGGAGCATTTGCGGTTCGAGGCGAAGGTGACGAAGCCCTCGCGTGAGGCGCGGCCGACGACGTTGATCGAGTTCACGTTCCCGGACGGTCGGATCTCGTCGTGTGTGGGGTTGCCGTCGACGCGGCGTGCGGGTCACGGGGAGACGGCGACGATCGTGTTGCTGGACGAGTATGCGCGCCACGAGTACGCGCGCGACTCGTGGAAGGCGACGTTTCCGACGGCGGACAACGGCGGCCAGGTGCTGGTCGTCTCGACGGCGAACGGTGTCTCGAACGAGCAGACGGGTGAGGGGAATTTCTTTCACCATTTGTGGGTGAACGCGGAGGAGTACCGGCTCGATCAGCAGTTCTTGGCCTGGGATCTGCATCCGGATCGGGACGAGCGCTGGTATGAGACGAATGCGCGGACGTTGCCGGCGCTCGATCGGGCGGAGCAGTTTCCTCGCTCGCCGGAGGATGCGTTCATCTCGACGGGTGCCTGCTGGTTCGATCTGGAGGCCTTGGCGTGGTACAGCGAGCATGCGCCGCTGGAGGAGCTTCGCCGGTTCCGCTTCGTCGCCGACGAGTCCGGAGGGAAGGCGAAGATTCATGAGGGTGCGCAGTATCCGGTGCGCCAGTACGTGAAGCCGGATCCGGGGCACGAGTATGCGATCGGGGCGGATGTGGCGACGGGCAGGGGGCTCGATTATTCGTGCGCCTACGTGATCGATCTGGCGTCGATGGAGCTCGCGGCAGAGTTCCATGCGAAGCTCGAGGCGGACTTGTTCGCGGAGCAGCTGCACTTTCTCGGCCGCTACTACGGGACGGCTCGTGTCGCGGTGGAGCTCGGTGGCGGCTACGGGGAGCCGGTGATCATCAGTCTGCGTGACGGGCGTGCGGGCCGGCCGCATTATCCGCGCCTGTACCGGCATACGATCGGTGACCGGCCGGATGCGCAGCAGTTGAAGAGTTATGGGTTTCCGATGAACGCGAAGACGCGTCCGTTGATCGTGAACCAGATCGAGCAGGCGGTGCGTGAGCGTCATCTGCGCGCGTTGCCGCGGACGTTGATCCAGGAGCTGCGGACGTTTTGTGCGGCGAAGTCGCTGCCGTCGCCGCGTGCTTTGGATGGGACGAACGATGACCGGGTGTTCGCGTTCGGGATCGCGCTCGAGCTCTACCGTTTGTACGGGCGGCATGAGCGGAGAGTTGTGCGCAAGTCGGTGAGGCGGCGCCCGCACAGTTACGCGTGGGAGAAGAGGAGAGTGGCATGAGTTCGATGATGGATCTCGCCTCCGCGCTCGGCGGTGGTGGCGGTTCACCGTACGACCAGGGCCCGCCCGATCAGGGGCCCCCGAGCGCACCCGACGACACGGGCGGCGGCGAGCAGTACACGACGTCGCTCGACGCGCTCGACGGCGCCGAGGAGGCGTTGCAGGCGTTCATCCGCCTCGATCCCGATCAGGGTGATCGTGCGGTTGCGGCGCAGTGCTTGCAGAACATCTTGAAGCTGAAGTCGGTCAACCAGAAAGCCGTGCAGTCGGGCGGGGATATGCGCTCGCTCGCCAGGGCGTTGCAGGGTCAGGCTGTTGGCTGAGCGAGATCCGTATACGCAGGAGGCGCTCGCCGACTCGGTGCAGCTCGTCGTGAGCGCGGTCGAGAAGGCCGAGAAAACTTACCATGACGCGTTCGTGGAGAAGGTGGAGCGCCGCTACGACGCCTATCGTGGCCTCGCCGAGCAGGTGACGACCTCCTCGGACACCGATGCCGAGGATGACTGGCACTCGAACGTCACGGCTCCGTATGTGTTGCAGACCTGCGAAGGGATGCTCGCGACGATGTTGGAGCCCTCGCCGCGCTTCAACGTGCAGCCGCGCCCGAAGCCGGACGAGCCGTTGGAGGAGGTCGTCGCACGATTGCATTCGGTCGATGCGGTCGCGGCGACGCTCCGCTATGCGCTCGACCGGGACGGGTTCGCATCCAAGCAGCGCGACTTCATGCAGCAGGATTTGATCGCGGGGATCACGGTGTTCAAGGACTACTGGTCGTCGGTGCGGCGTGACGTGTCGTTGCGGGTGCCGGATCCGCTCGACATCCAGGACTCCTTCGGGAACGTGATCGACCGGGTCATGACGGTCAGCGAGGAGACGCGCAAGGATGTGCTGGTCGCGGACGACGCGACCTGCGAGGTCCGCGACGTCCGCGACTTCTTCTGGCCCTCGCAGGCTTCGACGGTCAAGAAGGCGGAGTGGTTGTGTGACCGCACCTGGTCGTCGGTTGCGGCGCTCGAGCGGCTTCAGGCGCAGGGTGTCTACCGGAACGTCTCCAAGCTGAAGGGTGCCGGCTCGGCGGCGGTGATGGCGAACATCTCGAAGCGGGAGCGGCGCCTGCGGGGGATCGACCGCACCCAGGATCTGGTCGAGGTGCTCGAGTATTGGACGCCGGAGCGCGTGGTCACGGTCGGGAACCGGAGCGTGCTTTTGCGGGATGACCCGAATCCGTTTTGGAACGGGCGGATGCCGTTCGTCGTCTGCTCGGCGATGCCGGACGCGTTCCAGATCCCCGGCATCAGCGTGGTGGAGGCGCTCGCGCAGTTGCAGTCGATGCTGTGGACGTTGCAGAACCAGCGTCTCGACGTGGTGCGGCTGCTGGCGAACCTGATCACGCTGATCCGCTCCGACGTGGACGATCCGGAGGCGTTCGAGTGGGCGCCGAACGCGCAGTGGTTCCTGGAGGATCTCTCGCAGGTCGACACGTTGAAGATCGACCCGACGGTCGCGACGATCACGCTTCAGGCCGAAGCCTTGTTGAAGGGTGACCTTCAGAACATCATGGGCGGGCTGCCGATGAACTCGGGGGTCGACTCGAACACGGTCGACCAGCAGACGGCGACCGGGGTGTCGATCATCACGACGATCGCGCAGCGGATCATCCAGGCCCGCAAGCAGCACTACCTGTGGGCGTACGCGCAGCTCGGCAAGGACTTCCTTCTGCTCTATCAGCAGTTCTTGCCGGACGAGCGCGTGATCCCGATCGTCGGCGCGCAAGGCGCGGACGCGTATCACCGTGTGAGCCCGCTCGACATTCAGGGCGACTACGAGATCACGATCGACGTCACGTCGGATTCGCTGCTGCGGCAGGAGCGGCGGGCGGAGGCCAACTCGCTGCTTCAGATCGCGGCGCAGGTGCAGCAGATCTTCGCCGTGTCGGGGGCGCCGTTGAATCTGCGCGCGTTCATGGAGAAGACCTTGGACGCCTACGATGTGCCTGACAAGGAGCGGTTCTTCCTGCCGAAGCCGATCCCCGGCTTGACCGCCGGCGCGCAGCCGGGGCGGAACGGCGGCGGCCAGAACGGGAACCAGCAGGCGACGTCGATCCCGCAAGGTCCCGGGGGAGTGACGAACGCTGGCCTCGCGGCGGGACCCGCGAGCCCGAACGCGGGGATGAGCTCGCTCTCGCCTGAGACGGCGATGGCGACGCTTCTGCGGCAGCGCGGCGGCGCGGCGAACCAGGGTGGCGGCGGGACGTGAGGCGCCGGTTGAGCGCCGAGCAGGAGCGGCGCCTGGTCACACGCGGCGGCGCGCTGGCGGCGATCTCGCAGCATCCGTCCTGGCCCGAACTCGTCGAGGAGATCGAGGCCAAACGGGAGCGGCTCGAGCGTGTCACCGTCAAGAAGGCGTTGTCGAAGCTTGCGGCCGACCAGCGCGAGCTCGACTTCACGCGCGGCTTCATCGCCGGCATGCAGTACCTCGTCTCGATCCCCTCGAGCGCCGAGGGCCGGCTCGAGGCCTACCTGAAAGAGCACGGAGTGGAGGTGGCTAGTTGAACAGCGAAGAGGTCACGAAGCAGATCCTGGGGGCGTGGGACGAGATCGTCGCGGCCGACGAGAGCCCGGAGACGGGCGAGCCGCAGCCGGAGCCGGAGCCGCAGGAGGCGCCTGCCGTCGAGCCGGAACCCGACGAGCCGGACGAAGGGGAGCCGGACGAGGACGCCGGCGAAGACGAAGGGCCCGACGACGGGGAGGAGCCGGACGCCGACGAAGACGAAGAGCCAGAGGCCGAGCCGGGAGCCGACACCGAGGACCTGCCGGCCTTCCCGACCGAAGACCTGGAGATCAAGGCGTTCCTCGCGAAGTTCCAGGGCGACCCCGAGAAGGCGCTCCGCTACGGCCTCCAGTCGCAGCAGGCCCTCTCGAAGCTCGGACACGACAAGGACGCCCTCCAGCGCAGAGTGGAGGCGCTCGAGGGGGAGCTCCAGAATGTGCGCGCCTTCAACGGTGCGCCGCAGGTTCTCTCCGGCGAGCAGCGCGCCTGGGTGGAGGAGGCGGCAGCCTCCGCGCAGCCGGCCGCCTACGTGCAGGAGGCGATCAAAGCCGGCGAGTACGACCTGGCGCGTGCGGTCTGCCGCGAGTGGGGCGACGCCGAGCCCTACGACGCGCTACGCGCCGCCCAGGTCGTCGAAGCCTACGAGCAGCAGGCCGCCGCCGCCGAGAACGCGCAGCCGACGTTCGAGCCGTTGAACGCGGAGACGGCCGGGCTCGTGCTCGACGAGATCGCGCGCTTCTATCCGGACATCCGGGAGCATCAGGGCGGGATGGCGCAGGTGATGGCGCAGCTCGGCGACGGGCATCAGCTTGTCGTCGATGCGCGCTCCGGTGACCCCGACCGGACAGTGCCCGCGCTCGTCCAGATCCTCGATATCGCGCGCGTGTCGTCGCTCGAGCTCGTCTCGACGCGTGAGCGCGCACGCAACGGCAGCCGCGAAGCCGAGTCTTCGGCGCGCCGGCGCGCAACCGTGGCTTCAGCAGAAGTGTCCCCCTCGCCGAGCGAGACCCCGCGGCCGGTACGGATCGGGCCGGGCCTCACCTTGGAGCAGTTGGACGAGGAGTGGGCGCGCAACACGTAGCAGCCTTGTAGGCGCTGGGCCTCGGCCGCGAAGCCGGGACCCCGGAGCCGGAGGAGAACTGGTTCCTTCGACTCGAAAGAGAGGCCGGCGATGGCTGGCACTGTTGTGACGGGGAACGTCTCCACCGAGGAGGTGCTCTCCGACGAACGGGCCGTCGACATGGACCCGCAGATTCGTGTGCTGAGGCCCGACGACACGCAGTTCACGACGATGACCGACAGGGCATCGAAGCGGCAGGCAATTCGCGAGAAGGTCCTCTGGCTCGAGGAAGAAGACTTTCCTCGCGTCGTCACGAACACGAGCGCGCAGGTCGCAGGCGACCTCACCTTCCCGCTGACGGCGGGGCAGGGCAAGACGGTTCAGCCGAACGACCTGCTCCGCAACATGCGATCGGGCGAGGCGATCCTCGTCACCGCCGTCTCGACCGACACGATCACCGTGTTGCGCGCGATCGGCCGGATCACTGCGGCGGCGATCAACGCGGGCGATTCCTGGCTGGTTGTCTCGGACGCGCAGCCGCAAGGCTCTGACTTCCCGACCGCCCGCTACCTGCAAAGAATCCTCGGCTACAACTACAGTCAGATCACCCGTACCCCGTGGACGTTCACGAGCACGCAGACGGCGATCGAGCTGTACGGCGGACGTGAGCCCGCCAAGGAGGCGGTGCGGAAGGCGCGGGAGCACAAGAAGAAGTGGGAGGCGATCGGCTTCTGGGGTGCCCGCTCATTCGTCGCGTCCTCTGTCGCACCGGCGGGCAACACGGAGCCGCAGGGGACGGCCGGTGGGGCGGTCGAGTTCATTCAGACGTTCCGGCGTGACGCGACGGGGCCGCTGACGGCGAACTTCTTCGATCAACTGCTCGCCGACTGCATGGTGTACGGGTCGCAGAACAAGGTGTTCTTCGCGGCGCCGGTGATCGTGCAGTGCATGTCCGGCTGGAACCGCTCCGGGATGGGCTCGCAGTGGGACCCCACCCCGCGGAACGTTCACGGCGTCAACGTGGACGCGTTCATCTCCGGCGCGTACGGCTACCGGATCCCGGTGGTCGTGAAGAAGGAGTTCGCGGAGTTCCCGGTGGCGAACAAGGGGTACGGCGGCTACGGGTTCCTGCTCGACCTCGACTACATCGAGCAGCGTCCGCTGCGTGACCGCGACACGAAGCTCTTGACCGAGCAGCAGAAGAAGGGCAGCGACACCTACGCGGCCGAGTACATGAAGGAAGGAACGTGGGAGTTCGCCCACGAGCGCGCCCACGCGCTCGTCTTCGGCGTCACGGCTCCCCCGTAAACCCTGTCACTTCGAGCGGCGGTTCCCATGCTGCCCTGCGGGGAATCGCCGCTCGACCGAACTTTCGAGAGAGGTGAGTCAGACGAGGTATCTCGCGAGATACGGCCGGTTTGGCGTACAGATTCGGCCGCAGATCCAGGAGGCCTACGCGACCGGCGCCGTCCGTGTGCTCCAGTCGGAGCTGTCGGCCTACTTCCAGCCGTACCTGCTGACGCCGCTCGAGCGTGAGCTTGCGATCAACGAGTGGACCTGGAACGGCTCCTACCAGGAGCTCGACGAGGCGACGACGGTCGAGCCGGACTACCGGATCGGGTTGTACGACTCCGAGCAGCATCAGGCGGACGCGGGCTTCTCGGACGAGGTGCGCGAGGAGATCGAGGAGTTCCTGAACCGCTACGCGGAGAGCTTCGACGCGGTGGTCGCTGTGGGTTCGTTCGTGCAGCCGCCCTGGCCGCGCTACGACGAGTTCCGCGGTACACCGGCAGCGCTCGTGCGCCGGCTCGTCGACGACGGCCACGACCTCGAGCTGGTCTTGGCGTACGAGCGTGAGCATCAGCGTCGCCCGAAGGTGGTCGAGGAGATCGAGAAGGCGATCGAGTCCGGCAAAGCACCGACCGACGATCTGGAAGAGACCGTTGTCGGATAGGACCCGGAAGCCGCTCACGATCCTGCACGTCGAGCCGTCCAGCGAGGCGTTCCAGCTCCCGGACGGCCGCGTGCAGCGCGGCGTCAAGATCACCTACGACCGCGAATCCACCGAGCGGATCCGGCTCGGCTACGCCTGCGCGAGATGCACTGAGCCGTTCGAGGAGGCGTGGCCGGAACGCTGTCCGGTCTGCGGGGCCCCGATCCGAGCTCGCCAGTCCGAGTACTTCGAGCGCGAGTTCGGCGGCGAGATCTACATGGGCTCCCGCATCGACCTGAACGAGGAACTGGACAGGCTGAAACACGGGGAGGTCGAGGATCAATGAGCGCGGGAGGGTGATGACCTATCAAACATGACTGGTACTCCGCGTCAGGCGAAGGGATCCTCGCCGCGCTCTGGCTGGCGAACCCGATGACGGTCGCGCTGATGAAGCCGACGTTCAC